TTTCGACTTGATTCTGTAGATTTTGATACTGCTGCCGGGCAACGTCTACATTTCTTTATTGCCAATGACGACGGAGATCTTCCTCCTGGCCTAACCCTTGATGGTGACGGAAGAATAACCGGATTAGTTGAGCCTGCCACTATTATTAAGAAAAGCGACGGCGACGGATCCTACGATAGTGGACCTTATGATGCTGTAGTCTATGACTTTGGCAGCAGACCAAGTGACGGTTATGACAGCTATGTGTATGATATTGTAACCTACGATTATAATATACCTACAAATACACCTACTAGAGTTAATAGAAATTATGAATTCATAGTCTCATTAAGCGATGGAGATACTGTAAGACAAAGAAAATTTAAAATATTTGTTGTAGCCGATGATTATTTTAGAGCCGATAACGTACTACTTCCGGCGAGTGCAGGAATATTTAAAGCTGATGGTACATTCTTAAGAAACCCAATTTGGAAGACTGATGCCTATATAGGACAATACAGAGCCAATAACTATCTAACATTAATGTTAGATATTTACTCAACTATAGATACTGGTCTAGTAAGTTATGGTATCGAGGCCACTAATTTTTATGATGCCGACTTGTCCTATCAAATAGATGACAAAGTATTGTTTAACGACAAAACTTACATCTGTATTAAAAATAACTCTTTATCTGTAGATACGCCAGACCTCGACTCTGAACATTGGATACAGTCTAGGGTGCCGCCTGGTTTATCATTTGATATATCAAATGGTGAGTTATTTGGTGTTGTACCTTATCAGCCTGCTGTTACTAAACAATATGTCTTTAATGTTCTAGCAACACGTTATTCAAATACACTAGAAACGTCATACTCAAGTAGAACATTTACTATAGATTTAATTGGTGAAATTGATAGCACCATTTATTGGCTAACTGATAGCAATCTAGGTGATCTTGCTGCTAACTACACTTCTAACTTAAAAGTAGAAGCCAGTACTAGTGTCGTCGGCGCAATTTTAGTTTACAGCATAGAAAGCGGAATACTTCCTCCAGGATTAACACTTTCCACAGATGGAGAGATAATTGGAAAAGTAAATCAATATTCAACTGTTGACAAACTTGGTCTAACTAGATTTTATGACGAGGTTGGATTTGAGTTTATCTATACTACATTTGATCAAGATACCACAACTGTAGATAGATCGTACACATTTACAATTAAAGCAAAAGATCAATATAATTACAGTGCAATTACAAAAGAGTTTCATGTTACAATCACAACTCCAAATAATAAACTTTATAGTAACTTAACAGTAAGGCCATTTATGCCCCTTGCACAACGAACAGTGTTTAAATCATTTATAACAAATAATATAGTGTTCACGGCCGGTAGTATCTATAGACCCAATGATCCAGAATTTGGTATACAAACACAATTAAAAATGTTGGCCTACGCCGGTATTGAAACTAGAGAGGCAGCAGTGTATGTCAGTGCCATTGGTCTAAATCATAAAAAGAAACAGTTTAAGTTTGGTGAAGTTAAAAAAGCTGTAGCAAAAAAACCTGGTACAAATACTGTTCTTTACGAAGTAATATATATAGAAATGTCTGATCCATTAGAACCTAATGGGTTACGACTGAATAACAAACTAATAGATAAAAGTAAAGATCAAAATAAAATAACTATTGATGCCACAAATGATTTCTGGAGTCTTAATCTAGATACGCTGGAAGAAGATAATTTTTTTAATGGGCGCAGACCTATTCCGTCTATCAGCATAGATCAAACAAATATTCAAGTAAGTAATCCAAATACTAGAGCTATATTTCCATCTAGCATTTCTAATTGGCAGGATCGAATTAAAAATTGGACAGACGACGACGGAGTAGGCTTATCGACAGAACGTAATTATTTGCCATTATGGATGAGATCAATACAACCAGAAAGTAAACAAGAACTCGGATTTATTTTAGCTATTCCAATCTGTTTCTGTCTTCCTGATAAATCAACTGATATTTTAGTTAATATTAAAAACTATATTAAAACTACAGGATTTAGTTTTAACAAATTAGATTATACTGTAGATAGATACATAATAGATTCAGTAGCTGACAACGACGGGGATAAATACCTAGTATTTAAAAATGACAGGAATACTATAACGTGACCAGCTCAATTAACACAGATAATATTGATCCAGAATTTCCAGTTGCTGGACAGGATAACAACAGCCAAGGATTTAGGGATAACTTTCTTTACATAAAAGAAGGACTAGAATCTGCTGCTGCCGACATTACAAATTTGCAGGTTAACGGTGCAAGGCTTGATGATGATAATAATTTTCAAAGTAATTTAATCACTAACGCAACCACTGTTGAAGTGTACGGATTAGTTTATTCTGCTAGTGAAGGAAGTCCAGCTGGCGATGCAGATATTAATTTGTTAGTTGGATCTCTACAGTTCCTATACGTTAATAGCGAAAACTTAACTATAACATTTAGAGATTGGCCAGATACTGATCGATATGCATCTGTTAGGGTTCATATGATCGGTGATTCAACATCAACTAAAACAGTAACTTTAGAAACAGAAAATTCTGGATTAATAAAGTTTGCTAAAGGTCTTACTAACGGATTAACATTAATATACGATGTTAGTAAAACTGTTGTAGGAACATATTCATCAGGATCACCGCAAATAGTAGTAGACAATGTTTCAGATCTAGAAATTGGGTTTAATGTAACTGCACAGCCTGGTATAATTTCAGCTGGGACAACCATTGAAGCTATTGATTCTACTACCAATGTTGTTACATTTAATAATGCTCTTGTAGGCGCATTAATCAATGATGCTACTATAGAATTTACTAGTGCTGTAATTAAATCTAAAGTAATTGAGGCGTGGACTTATGACGGTGGTGTCACAGTCTATATCAATTATGTAGGAGAATTCGAACTATGATGCATCCGTTGACTGAAGATTTTAATGAATTGAAAGATGTAGAAATTGAGTCTCGTATCCAAGATTTATCTAAAAAATATTTTATGAGTCAAAATCCGTCAATACAGAGACAGATTGGCATGTTTCTAGATATGTATAAAGCTGAACTACATCATCGTCGTGCAGTTGCTTGGCAAAAAGACTATCAAAAACGTAATAAATCTCTTGACGACTTGATTAAAGTAAGTTAAAATAGCAGGATGAACCCTGACAAATATAGTAATCCCGTTTTTACAGAAGAAGATATTTTTGAATTGTTGTATCAAGGACAATTCCAAAAGTTAGACCAATTGTTTGTAGAAGACTCAAAAGAAATTCAAAAACTAGAACTTGAATCTAATATTTCATTTAAAAAGCCCTCAAAAGATTTTTATAATTTAGATGTAGAAGATTTTGATCAAATTCTACAATCAGATTGGTTTATGCCCGAAGAATATAAAACTTTTGACATTGAGGCTTATTGTATTGCTCAATGCGACTCTATTGAACAACAAACTAGAATATTTGAAGAATTTGAAGAATACAAAAAGCGTAATATGTTAAACCTATTGCGGTGGCTTAAATATTTTGTAGATACCTGCAGATCTAACAGTATTGTTTGGGGAGTAGGCAGAGGATCAAGCGTGGCCAGCTATGTGCTCTTTATTATTGGTGTTCATAAGATCAACAGCATTAGATATAATCTAGACTGGCATGAATTTTTAAGATAAGTAATATATCGTAAGGAGAAAATTATGGCAATGAAAGAACAACAAAGATCTGTATATAAAACAATGCAAGGTCGAGAAATCGACATGCACAAGTTAAGTATGCAACACGAGATGACCGTGGCAGTTGGCAATGCTAGGGTTAACGCTAGAGGTGACGAACTCGGCCCAGGCGGTAAAATTATTCGTAAACGAGAAGATGTATTTGAAGAATTTTATCAAGGCCACGCAGACGCTGCACCAGACGAAGTAGTAATTAGAAAAAAATCACAAAGATCTAAGGAATAAGATGAATGTTGTTAAAGGTAAAATAATCCCGATTAATGATAATGTCCTAGTCAGTGACATGCATTTTGACGAAATCAAAACAGCAACAGGTATTATTATCCGCAGTGATGATGGCAAAAGTGAAGGTATCAAACCGCGTTGGGCAAAAGTTTGGGCAGTTGGACCAAACCAAACTGATGTTAAAGTTGGTGAATGGATACTAGTAGAACACGGGCGTTGGACCAGGGGGATTACCATTGAAGACCAAACCGGTAACGAAATTGTTATACGCAGAGTTGAAATAAAATCCATCATGATGTCCGCTGACGAAAAACCAACTGATTTTTATCAAGGCAGCATGTCTAGTTCACAAAAAGAACATACATTTAAACCAGAGATGTTTGCTGGGCCTCAATTTTAACTTCATTTTGAACATCGGGGCTCTTGACGAGCCCTATTTTTTTGTGTATAATAATAGTATGAGCTATATTACTAAAACTGGTAGACTGTTACCTGCACATAAAATGCTAGATTCTCAAGGTCTGACTTCAGAATATGCTACGCCTGATACCGAAGATTTATTTTTAAAGAATTTAAAAATACAACCTGCAAACTGGCACTATAAAACAAACAAAGTAAACTACAGAGTAAACTCTGATGGTTATAGAACTAAAGAATTCGACTCAATCGATTGGGCAAATTCAGTTGTTATATTTGGTTGCTCAGAAGTGTTTGGTACAGGAGTAGATGAGTCTCACACAGTTGCAAGTTTTTTATCCGATTTAATTAAACTTCCTGTAATTAATTTAGGAGTATCCGGGTCATCAATTATGTTTTCATTACATAACTCGTTGTTACTGAACAATTTATACCCTACACCAAAAGCAGTAGTACATCTATGGACAGAGTACAGCAGAGTAATATCATATGACACACACGGTCTAACACATCACGGATCATGGGATTTAGATAAAGATAATTATATGATTGAATGGGCCTTTGATGACATAAATCCTGCGACCTACGCATCATTTTGTCAAATGACTAGTCATCAGATTTGGAAAGATAAAACAGTATACTACGAAGCAACACCGTTTCCAGCAACAGCAACACTATTTGACTGTGAGCATTTAATAAAAGTTGATCATGCAAGAGATCTTGTTCATAGTGGGATTGTATCAAAAAAAGCAATGGCGATGAAAATAGCAAAAAACATAATTAAGGAGTTTAAATAATGGACGTAGATCAGGCAGCAACGTTTTTAGCAGGTACAATTTTAACCGGTGCAGGATTTGCTATTACCGGAATTGTTATAGTATTTTTGAATAACTTATTTCACAAATACTGGAAACCTATTAAACTTTTTACACCAGAAAGTTGGCCGACCTCACATTCAAGATTTGCCACAGAAGAAGAACTACAAAAACTTAAAGACAGGGAACCTGTTATGGGAGAGCCAGTGCCCCATAAGGAACAAAAATGAAAAAACTATGGACTGAAGCATATAGACCTAAAACGATTGACGGGTATGTGTTTAGAGATAATCATCAAAAAGAACAAGTGCAGAGCTGGATTGAACAAAAAACTATTCCGCATTTACTATTCAGCGGTAATGCCGGCATTGGTAAAACTACTCTAGCAAGAATACTACTTAATGAATTAAACATTAATGATTTAGATGTACTAGAAATTAATGCGTCACGTACAAACTCAGTTGAAGATGTTCGTGATAAGATTGTAAACTTTGTTCAGATGATTCCCTTTGGTGATTTCAAGGTAGTACTACTAGATGAGGCAGATTATTTGAGTCCTAACGCACAAGCCGCCTTACGTGGGGTTATGGAAGAGTATCATACGACTGCTAGATTTATTCTTACTTGCAATTATCCTAACCGCATTATTCCTGCACTACACAGTCGTTGCCAAGGATTCCATATCGAACGGGTTGATCTTGCTGAATTTACTGCTCGCGTGGCTACTATTCTTATGGAGGAATCTGTAGAGTTCGATCTTGATACGCTAGATACGTTTGTCAAAGCAACCTATCCAGACCTACGCAAGTGTATTAACACAGTACAGATGAATTCAATGGATGGTAAATTACATACTCCAGAGAAAGGTGACACTGGGGATGCTGACTATAAGATTGAAATGGTCGAGCTATTTAAAAAAGGCAAGATTACAGAAGCACGTAAACTAGTATGTGCTCAAGCTCGGCCAGAAGAGATTGAAGATATCTATCGTTGGTTGTATGACAATGTGGCTATCTTTGGGGATGACTCTAAACAAGAGGCCGCAGTCCTATGGATCAAGCAGGGGTTGGTAGATCATACCTTGGTCATTGATCCAGAGATCAACTTGGCGGCAACGTTGATTAGACTAGCACATCTATGAAAGAAAAGTTTGTAAGTGCCTACATGGATGTGGCTGAACGCTTTGCTGAATTAAGTTCAGCACGTAGACTTCATGTTGGCGCTATTGTAGTCAAGGATGATCGCATCATTAGTATTGGCTACAACGGCATGCCTAGTGGATGGGATAACAACTGTGAGTTTGAATACAAAAATCCGCAAACAAAGATTACAGAATTAATAACACGACCGGAGGTGCTTCATGCAGAAACGAATTGTATTGCTAAGTTGGCTAAATCTAACGAATCTGGTATGGGTGCTACTATGTTTATTACCCATGCTCCATGTTTGGACTGTGCCAAACTTATCTACCAAAGTGGTATTAGCAGTGTTCTATATAGGAACAGTTATAGGGATACTAGTGGTGTCACGTTTCTTGAACGCTCAGGTGTCAAAGTTACGCAAATAGAAAAGGGCCCGTAGGCCCTTTTCACATCCTATTTGTCTCCATAAACCGCTAACACCTCCTTTACGGCATTATGGCGTTCGATGTCTTTATAGTCAAACTGTACTATATCTAAGTACGTCAATGATTTTTTTGTAATTAAGTTGCAGAAATTAACTAAACCGTTATCGTTTAGTCTATCAGCTTGTGCCAAATCTCCTGTTACTACCATCTTAGAGCCCTCCCCAAGTCTAGTCAGTAGCATTTTCATTTGATTTACTGTGGCATTTTGCATTTCGTCTGCAATAATGTATGCGTTTTTAAATGTACGTCCACGCATGTACGCTAAGGGACTTATTTCTATCACTCCTTCTTCTAACATTTTTGCGATGTCTTTAGTTTGATAGTACTCTCCTAGAACATCAAAAATAGGTCTTGTCCACGGAGCCATCTTTTCATTTAGCGTCCCTGGTAAAAATCCTAAATCTTCATCTACACTTACGGCGGGTCTTGTAACAATGATTTTGTCTACTTGTCCCTCTTGAAATAGTTTAATTCCAACTTGTACAGCCAGCATGGTTTTACCCGTGCCCGCAGGCCCGATAGCAAACACTATGCTTTTTTGTTCATCTTGGAGTTTTAGCAGATACTCTTGCTGGTTTCTATTTCGAGGTGTAAGAATCACCCTATGCTTCTTTTGAGGCATATAAGTGTTAAAATCAATCACGTTTACTTCTGATGTAAAGCGTTTTTTCACTCTTTTTGTCATTGTTAAATGTCTCCTACATTGGGGAATGTAGAACGACTGTAGCGACCGCCCCGATTACCACAGTGGTCCTACATTTTTATTTAACAAATTGAGTAAAAATTAAACTGATAACATATCAAAAGGATCGGGCTAAATACATGATAAAACTGCGAGACAAAAATGCATGACATTTTAGACGTTATAAAAAACATACAAACTATTTACGAAAGCAATAGCACCTTGGCTATTCTTAAAGATTTTGAACGGGTGCTCGACGAAAGCAACCTATACGTTTATGAAAACTGGCTAGACGGCGAAGTTGCCTACGGTCCTAAAGTAGATCGTCACTGGGTTACTACAGCTTTTATGTGGCCTCGAGATAAAATGCCCGATCCTATGGCAGCTAAAAGATTAACTGAACTGGGCTGCAAAGTTAAGTTTCAAAAGAGCCACCTTATTGAAGTTCGTAAAATTAGAAAAGAAAGTGACATTCGTCCGGGCACAAAAAAAGGGCATCTCGATCATAAGCCTATCTGGATTGTAGAGATTGTCATGCCTAAAAAATTAGCATTTGATGTTTACAAGGGGTATATGGATAAGATGCGTGAAGAAAAATATGGAAATAATCCCAAGGCTAAAGGCGGTGTGCCGGCAGCTGATGCTGCTGCTGCAATTCCGGCAATGCCGGCAGCAGGTGGTGTACCACAAACACCTGCTCCAATGGCTGGCGCACCAGCAGTATAAGGATCATATATGTCATTAAGAGCAAAAGATCTCGTAGACTTAGTTAAACCAATATTTGAAGTAGACTCGTATGCTTCAAAGATGGGGGCAGACAAGGATGTTGTTGTACTAAGTTTTACTGTAGATCAAAAAGAACCAGCGGATGATCTTGTTGCATTTTGTGAAATGGGTTACAGTTTTGTACTTGATGCAGATGTTACTCCAGGCGAATTAGACGACGGTACTTACAAAGTGTTTGTAGAAATTCAAAGAAATAAACACATTGGGGAACAAGTTTGTGAATTGCTTGACGGCGTTAAAAAATTAACTGGTCACGATGATCTAAGGTTTAGATATTATAAAAGTTTTAAAAGTCTTTTAGCAGATCAAACAACTTTAGAAGATACAATTCCAGCAGATGCAAATTCATACGAAATGACCATACAAGAAAACGTTATGAATAATTTTACTAATTTTTTTAATAAAAGTTTTGTAGACGGTATTACATCGTTAACTGAAAACTCAATTAGATTTAAAAAGACTTATGCTGAGCCTTTATCAATGAGGGTTATAGATTTTGGTCGTCGAGAAGAAGTATATCAACGTATGCAGGGGCCCATAAGAATTAATTCCAGTGATATAAGTGAGTGTCTCTACCTTACGAAGTATCTTGGAAATTATAACATAACAAAAATTGGTGATTCATTTATTTTTGAGAATCAAGGATACGCAGTAGCATTAGAAAGGATATAATATGTCATTTACATTTGATTTTACAGAAAACAAGTTAGAAGAAATTATAGGTAGAAATCCATATCTAGATCAGTGGTATGAAGCACTATGCCAAATACTACCAGACTATGATATCAATACTCCAGAACGAGTTGCTGCCTTTGTTGCTCAATGCGCCCACGAAAGTGGCGGCTTCAGAGCAATCAAAGAAAACTTAAACTACAAAGCAGAGACTCTAAGAAAATTATTTTCTAAGTACTTTCCAACAGATGATCTTGCTAGACAGTATGAAAAACAACCAGCACGTATTGCAAACCGCATCTATGGCGGACGCATGGGTAATGGTCCAGAAGAGTCAGGCGAAGGATTCCGCTACTGCGGTCGTGGGCTTATTCAGTTAACTGGAAAAAGCAATTATGAGCGTTACGCAGAAAGTCTACAAATTTCTGTAGAAGAAGCCAGTGAACATCTAACAACATTTGAAGGTTGTGTACAAAGTGCGGCTTGGTTCTGGGAAGCAAATAATCTTAATGTTGAAGCAGATGCAGGCGACATCAAGAAAATGACCAAGAAGATTAACGGTGGATACATTGGTCTTGAAGATCGTATCAAGCACTACGAACACGCATTACACGTATTTGGTGTTTAAACAATGTGGCAAATAATGTGGATTCTTTCATTATTACCTGATTGGGTTTATCATCTTATCACCATTGCAGGTGTGCTAGGGGTGATTGCAGCATGGGTTTTAAAATTTATTCCTTTTATCAGCACATATAGACTGCCTATTCAAGTGGGCAGCGTTATTGCCTTGTTGTTTGGAATATGGATGGAAGGCGGCATTGTTAACGAAGCTAAATGGCAGACACGAGTTAAAGAACTTGAAGAAAAAGTTGCAGTAGCAGAAACACAATCAAAAGAAGAAAATGTTAAGATTGTAACCAAAGTTGTTACAAAAACACAGATTGTAAAAGTTCGCGGAAACGATATTGTAAAATATGTTGACAGAGAAATTGTAAAATACGATACAAAATTTGCCCCTGGTGGAATTTGCGAGATTCCTAAAGAGTTTATTAAAGCACACAACGATTCAGCAGAGGTACCAAAATGAATTTGCTTAAATTATTTGTATTAACAATTTGTATTATACTTGCATTCTTAGCAACAGGATGTAGCACAGTAGTACCTGTAACTATGAAATTTCCCGAAGCACCAGGTAATATAGCATTAACAGCCTGTCCTCAACTGCAAAAACTACAAGAAGATGCTAAATTAAGCGATATTAGCAAGACTGTTTCTGTAAATTACACAACTTATTACGAATGTGCTGTAAAAACAGACGCATGGATAGAATGGTATCAAAAACAAAAGCAGATATTTGAAAACGTAAAATAAAGGAGCCGATATGACTGAAGAAGTTAAAACAGAAAAGAAAGACGAAGATTGGATGCAGAAGAAATGGCGTCCAGCTATGGGTTGGATGTACATGGGCATTTGTACATTAGACATGGGTATATTTCCAATTCTATGGAGTGTGCTACAAACAGTAACTCATATACCACTTACACAATGGCAACCGTTGACCTTACAGGGGGCGGGTTTGTTCCATGTGGCCATGGGCGCTGTTTTAGGTATTGCGGCCTTTGGCCGTACACAGGAAAAATTAGCAGGGGCTGCACAAAATCCAGCACCAGCGCCAACAAGTTTTGCACCTCCCCCAAGTGCAGGCGGATTTGGTTCTCCTACACCTAGCGGCTTTAGTGTGCCGACTCAAAGTTTTGCGCCAGCAAGTTCACCTAGCTTCGGTGGAGGATTTGGAGGAGCAGCATCAATACAGACAACAGCAAGCGGTAAAAAAATCGTTCCAGATGAACCGCAACCAATACTATAAAGGAAACAAAATGAAAAAATTATTAGCATTATTAGCATTGACCCTAGCTTCTACTGCCTTTGCCGGTGGCGAAATGAAGGAAATCTGCAAAGACAAACTAGACAAAGCTGGAAAAGTTGTAAACGGCAAAGATGGTAAGCCTGTCCAAGTTTGCAAAAAAATCAAAGTACACAAAAAGGTAGAAGGCGATAAGGTTCCAGAACCAGCTAAAAAGAAATAATCTACCAGACTCTTGACATAGCAAGGCTGTGACAGTATAATTACTGTTATACCTTGCTTTTTTAACGGTGGAAGAAAACTATGGATTATTACGAAACACTGGGCGTTAAGAAGAACGCCTCACAAGATGAAATTAAAAAGGCCTATAGAAGTTTGGCTAACAAACACCATCCTGACAAAGGCGGCGACCAAAACAAATTTAAAGATATATCCGTGGCCTACGATACTCTGAGCGACACGCAACGACGGCAGGAGTATGATACAGGTGGCTCACAAGTTCATATGAATAGTGGGAACTTTAGCGATGTGTTTAATAATGCATTCCAATTTCACTTCGGTGGTCCCGGCGGTGCTGGTCAGCAGTTTGGTGATATATTTGGTCGTAGGCAGCAACGTAACCGAGATCTAAACATTCAATGTCAAGTTACTTTACTAGATTCATTTGTTGGAAAACAATTTGAAGCTAGTTACACCTTGCCCAGTGGGCAGAGTCAGACTGTGGTGATTGATATCCCAGCTGGTATTCAACATGGCGAGACTATACGTTATCAAGGATTGGGAGATAATAGCTATCCACAGCTACCAAGGGGAGATTTAAATGTTACTATTTTAGTCATGGAGGATCCTGCCTATACAAGACAAGGTAATGATCTGTTTACTAATATAAACATTACTCCAATCGAAGCTATGATTGGGTCTAAAAAGACTATTACATCAATAAACGGACAAAAGTTAAACATCGATGTTCGAGCAGGTGTTAGTGATGGCACAGAATATGCCAGTAACGGATTGGGGTTTTCCAGCATTAGATCAAAACAACGAGGAAGATTAGTTGCTGTAATTAAAATTAAATCTGTTCCAGTTACCGATCCAGATATCATCAAACGATTGCAAAAAATCAATGATGAAATCAATGGCTCTTGACAGTTGCAATAAAGACTGTATAATTAGCAACAATAACTAAAAGGAATTTAGATGGTAGAGCCCAGTGATGATCTGCAAATGGTTTTTGAAAAAGCCATTACTGTAGCCAAACAACTACAACACGAATACTTAACAATTGAACATTTATTGTTTGCTATGTTATGTGAAGAAAGTTTTAGTAATTGTATTACAGGTTATGGTGCTGATCCAGATTATGTTAAAAAGAATTTAGAGCACTACCTTAAAAATAAGTGTGACGAGATTGTAGGTGAAAAAATCGATATCAAACCACGTAAAACTCAAACAGTTGAACGTGTATTAAATCGTGCATTTACACAGGTATTGTTTAATGGTCGTCAAAAAATTGAACCAACAGATGTGTTCATTGCTATGATGGCAGAAAAACGTAGTTGGAGTTATTATTACATACAGCAAGCTGATATTGATAAAGATAAATTTGCAGATTATATCAGCAATAATATCGAAGGTAATGAAGAAGAAGAACAAGTACCAGATAATCAATCAGATAAAGCTCTAAAAGCGTTCACTACTAATCTTAACGAATCAGTTAAAAAGAACAAGGTCGATCCAGTTATAGGTCGAATAGACGAGTTAGAAAATATTAGTCTAGCATTAGGTCGTCGAAATAAAAACAACGTTATCCTTGTTGGTGATCCAGGCGTTGGTAAAACTGCCATTGCCGAAGGTCTTGCTTTCAACATTGTCAAAGGTGCTGTTCCTGACTTCTTAAAAGATTACCAAGTATTCAATTTAGACATTAGTGCCATGCTAGCCGGTAGTAAATACCGAGGCGACTTTGAAGAACGTTTTAAACTTGTACTTAAAGGACTTGCCAAGAAAGGTAAGACTGTATTGTTTATTGACGAAGCACACATGATTAGTGGTGCTGGATCAGCAAGCAATTCAGCAAATGACTTATCTAACATGATGAAGCCTGCACTAAGCAAGGGTAACATTAAAGTCATTGCATCAACTACTTGGGAAGAATATCGAAAGCACTTTGAAAAGGATCGCGCATTGATGCGTCGATTCCAACGCATTACAGTTGATGAGCCTACTGTAGAAGTTACACTACAAATCCTTAAAGGTATTAAGAAGTACTATGAACAGTTTCATAATACTAAAATTAAAGACGATGCACTACAGGCTGCAATTAAATTGTCAGTAAAATATCAAACAGATAAAAAACTACCAGACAAGGCTATTGATTTAATTGATTTAGCATGTAGTCGTTTCAATCTTAAACTTGCAGACGAGAGAGTAATTACTGAATACGAAATTCAGTTTGAAATTGCTAAACTACTGCAAATGCCCGAAGAACAAATTAGAGAAGCTGAAGATGTAGGCTTGGTTAAACTTGAAGATCAATTATCAGGAGAAGTGTATGGACAAGGAAAAGCAATTACAGAAATCGTTGATAAAATTCTTGTTGCTAGGGCTGGACTTAAACCAGAAAATAAACCCGTCGGAAGTTTCGTATTCATGGGGCCAACAGGCTGCGGTAAAACTGAAACAGCCAAAGCACTAAGTAAACATCTTGGAGTTAAACTTGTGCGTTTTGATATGAGTGAATATCAAGAAAAGCATAGTATCAGTAAATTAATTGGAAGTCCACCGGGGTACGTTGGCTTTGAAGAAAATTCTGGCTTATTAATTACACAGGTACAGGAAGCACCTAATTGTGTCTTACTGTTTGATGAGATTGAAAAATCGCATCCAGATGTGAGTACAGTGTTGTTACAAATGATGGATAATGGATTTGTTACAGGATCTAATGGTAAGAGAGCAGACTGCCGTAATGTTATTTTAATTCTTACTACAAATCTTGGCGCACAAGAAGCCGAAAAGAATCAAATAGGTTTTGGCGCACAGGAAAAAGACTACGATGACAAGGATCTTAAGAAATTCTTTACACCAGAGTTTCGTAATAGGCTTGATGCTATTATAACATTCAATAAACTTAACAAAGAAACAATGGTTAAGATTGTTGGTAAATTTGTCGACGAACTTAAAGAGCAAGTTAAAGAAAAGAGCATTCGTGTTAAGATCGATAATGCTGCAATTGAATGGTTAATTGAAAAAGGGTTTGATGCTAAGATGGGTGCAAGACCTCTTCAACGTGTCATTGACAAAGAAATTAAACGTCCGTTGGCTCGATTAATGTTGTTTGGCGAATTAAGAGCAGGTGGTGCGTTAACTATTACTGCTAAAGATAGTCAGCTTACTTTAGTTGCCAAACCCAAATCTATTAAAATCCCCCTACTAACTGTAGAAAAGATCAGTGATGAAGTGCAAGGAAACTAAAAGATTGTTTATGGACAAGTACAGCTACAAAGCTGTACTCGTAGTCCCGGGCGCCCAATGGTTTCGTAGTAAGAACTTTGATCTTGCTGAGGAAAGGCTTAAGGAGGTAAACATAAACATAAAGAATACAACTACAAGAATTCGTACTCCCGAAGACCTTACATATTCTAAGAAAGTTTGTGCCCTATTAAGATCTATAACAGACTACGAGATACGTGTAGAAACACCCTTCATAAGTGTATATACAAATAATCTAAGAGATATAGATAAACTATGTGACATTGATTCTGACAGAGTAAAGTATATCTCTAAACCTCCTGCAAGTGGTATTAGTAAAAACACTGTGATAATGGAGCGAGAAGGATGGGGTTATAAAATCACACTTGGACGTACAAGACAAAGCTATCAAAACTTTGTTGAATGGGCAGAAAACGGAAAAGATCTTGTTAAACTCACTGGCGGTAGTAAACGAGCCCTGTTAAAAGACGGGCATTGGGGCGGTAGTCACTTATATATTAAGAATGAAAAAGCCCTAGTAATGGCAAGAATGTTCTTGAGCGAGGGCATTAGCCGTGTTGATCAAGTGGTAAAAGCCCACGAGTAGGAAATATCTATAGATAGCATTTACGATAAATATATTGTAAATGCAGGATATTTCTTATGAAAATAATTGAGCTGTTAGAAGACATTCAAACACCATCCGAAAAGAAGGAAAAAGGAATTTCTTTTGATCTTAAAGATGATTTAGAATTTTTTATGCGGAATGACGATGATTTTTATCGACGTCATTACTACCCGCATGTGGTAAAATGTAAGACCTACATGGAATCTGGTAGAAAACTTGGTCCAAAGGCATTTAAAAAGCTAGTAAATCATGCTTACGAATGCTACAGTAAAAAATTCCCCATTCGAGAACTTCCCGATCTTTTAGAAGAAGAGTTGTGCGAAAAAATTTGCAACACACTTCACCAAGAAGAAGTAAAATATATTAAAGAAAAAGTTTACTAATCATGACACTTAACGAAGGCGGTAATGTATTCGCTAACACAACATCATTTGATCACAAAGATGTTCCTAAGATACTTAAAACAATCAACGGAGCACTAGCAGGAACAGGTATTACTGCTATTCCTGTTGGCTCTGCGGCAACTCCGAAACATGGACACACTAGTGGCGACATGGATGTTATTGTTGACGAGCAAGCAGTATTAGATTTTTTTAAAGCTAAGGATGCTAAGGCTGGACGTAAAGCACTAAACGATTATATTAGTAGTAAAGGTTTAGAAACAGCACAAAGCGGTATTAATGTACACGTCAACGTTCCAGTTCATGATGAATTTCATCAAGTGGACATTATGGTATCAGCTAATGCTGAGAAGGTGTCAAAGTTTCACACACATTCTATTCCTGATAACAGTCCTTACAAAGGTGTTAACAAACAGTTAATGATAGCAATACTGGCCAAACAAAAAAACTTTATGTGGTCAGCATGGCAAGGATTGTTTAGTCGTACTCCAGAAGGTAAAAAAGGCGAGCTAGTTGCTGATAATTTAGATGATGTAGCCAACTACTTGTTTGGACCACGTGGTAGTGCTAAAGATCTAGGTAGCGTAGAAAGTATACTTGCCGCATTGCCTCAACATGAAGCAACTGTACTGCTGGCAAGAGCCAAAGAAGATGCTAACTGGAAAGAAGTGCCAGTCAAAAAAGAAAATTATCGTGTTGGAACTAATGAATGGTTCCGTCATTTGTTGGATAAAGTGCAGCTATGAGATTAAGACAACTGTTTAAAGAAGCGGACGCACCTAAACAGTTAGGTAGGGCTTTCAACCATCCGGAGCATTTTGTATTTTTCTACGGTGCAGCAGGCACATTAGAAGCACTACAACATTTTGAAGAAGTAGCTGCCGAAAAATCTGGTGAGACTAGTATACGTAAGAAGTGGGATGGCAATCCTCAGATTTACTGGGGTAGAGAACGCAGCGGCGGTCCATTGATACTTGCTGGACACAACGGATGGTCACGTGGTGCAAAGACTACTAGTCCAGAAGAAGTGGCTGATTTCATCGCTAACAAGAGTGGTAAACCCGGAACACCCGAACAAGATGCTGAACGTAGGCGCTTTGCACAAGAATTTGCTAGCCTATACCCTATATTTGATCGTGCTACTCCCAAAGACTTTGAAGGATTTGTCTATGCAGATGGCCTATTCCTTAAACGCCCTGCATTGGACAAAGATGGAGTTTATACATTCTGTCCTAATCCCAATAGCAATACCTGTTATCATGTAAGAAGTGATAGTGAACTAGGAAAGCGTATTGCCAATGCACAGGTTATGGTTACTGGACACGGTTATTTTACAAGTTTTGGTATGCCTGATAATCAACAGGAACCTAAAGATGACTTTAACGAGTTTAATAGTAATCCACAGTTAATTGTGCAAGGTCCTATTTACAATCCAACCGCACCTCAATATGATACAAGTGTTATCAAACCATTGAAAGACTATGTAACTAAAAATGGTAATGTAATAGATGCATTTATAAGCAGTATTCCGCCGACTGATAAAGAAGGCATATTTTATAAATTTGCTAATACTATGAGCAAAACTGGTGCATTCGATGCTATTAATAATCAGGGGTTCTTTGACTGGCTAGCTGATCCTAAAAATAAGATTAGTAATAATAAACGTATGCATATTGAAGCTATGAGTAGCCAGCATCTTGGCGCACTAGACGGAATCTGGCACTTGATGAAAAAGATTAGACACTTAAAAGATCAACAACACAGTGCTTTAGAAACACAGCCTAAACCGGATATCTGGGATACAAATGGAGAGGGTAACGTACGATATGCCCAATCAGGAAAACATAAATTTGGTAATATAAAATTCGTACCTACAAGTTGGACACCGAAATGAGATTAAGACAACTGTTCGAATCAGCACATAACGATGCCGCAATTATATTTGGCCGTTTTAATCCCCCGCACTTTGGGCATAAACATGCATGGGAAGTTGCTGCAGGTTTTCCCATTTGGTATGTAGGTACAAATCAAAGTACACAAGGTCCCAAAGATCCGTTGCCATATGACATCAAAGTTGAAGCTATGAAAACTATAATGCCAGAACTTGAAGACCATTTAGTTGCAGAGCAAAGCTGGTTTACACTAGCATCAATGGTTTACAAACAGCATGGCTCAGTAACTCTGCATGTTGTTACTGACGAAACCGATGCGAAAATATTTGTTCCAGCATTGCAATCATCAAATGGTAAAGAAGGGCCACACGGTTTTTATCACTTCAAAGATGTGACATGGGCTAGATCACAACGTCTAAGTCAGGCAACACATTTAAGAAATGCTATTGTAAACGATAACCCAAGTGAGTTTGCAAAAGCGGCTGGTATTCCTGCTGATACTCTAATAGCTGGTCAACCATTCTTTGATTTAGTTAAACATTATATGTTACCATACATGCACGACGCGGCTGAAAAAGAAAGAGCTAAAGCTGAAAAAGAAAGAGCTAAAGCTGAAAAAGAAGCTGCCAAAGCTGCAAAGAAACGTACAGCATGAAACAGTATAAGATTACATCAGCAGATATAAATCAAAGCAGTCTAGACGACTGCTATCTTGCACCCGATGATCCTATACACGAATTAAAAGCCATACAACATCTAGCAGGTCTAGGTAGTGATGCAAGACTACATGAACTACGTGTTAATCAAGGCAGTAACATATCAGTTACCGGAGATAGCAAGGGCGAACTAATGCGTAAACATAACATTAAACCTGGAACACCAGAATGGTTTAAATTATGGTTCAGTTTGCCTTACATGACAGGTGAGAAACCGTTATGAAAGTTCTTCAAATTTTAAAAGAATCTTCACCACCTGATCTTATGAAGGGCTTTGAGGAGTTTTTACCGTTAGCAATGAATGTATTAGGTATCAACAAACTTCCACCAATTAAAATTGTAAAAGATGTTCCAGGAGCTCAACCTAGTTTTGGTGGATTTGATCAAGACTCGGGAATAATTTATATACAGATAACAAATAGACATCCACTTGATATATTCCGCACACTGGCTCATGAGCTAGTACATTTTAAACAAGACGCTGAACACAAGTTAGATGGCGAAAGTGGTAGGACTGGTAGTCCCATGGAAAACGAGGCAAATGCCACTGCTGGCATAGTCATGCGTTATTTTAATAAACGGTATCCTGAGTATCTAGGTCAAAAACCATTAATAAAAGAAGATACTAGCGATTATGAAATACATAACTATGAAAAATTAGATAAGATTTTAACTATGCTGTGTAAGATGGTTATTAAAGGACAACAGTCCAATAAAGGCTACGGCATGGTTGCTGCCGCAGTGTTAGATCCAGATAATCAATTAGTTGCAAAATTAAACTATCCTGCAGATGACGGGCTACGTGTTCATGCTGAACGTGCAGCCATGGAGGCATATAAATTAAAGTATGGTGAAATTCCAAAAGGTAGTATTGTTATTACAACGTGTAGTCCGTGTAACGAAATTGGCGATGAAACAGCAGATGGTCGTAGTGGCAATAATTGTACTGATTTAATTAACAATTCACCTGTGCGTAAAGTATACTGCGGTTATATAGATCCAAGTCAAGGTGACGAAGAACACGAGGAACGCGATTTCAATCTTATGGAAACTGAGAATGGTAAGATACGTGATTTATGTAAATCATTTGCTGCCACATGGTTAGATATTGATGAATCATTAACTCCTAACAACATACACACATTAGCAGACCGTAAGGGTGTGAAATGGGACAACGAACCCAGTTTCCTTAAACTTACTAAACGCCTAACTGGTCACGAGCACCTAGATGATTTAGATCAGACAGATCTACAAAAAGTTAAACATCATTTAGAAAAGCAAGGTGTGGCGGAAGGCATAGAACAAAAACCAGTAATCATCTACACAAATAATAGAGGTGCCACAATAGATGATGGCATAAAGAAAAGTTTGCCGGTGACTGAATTACCTGCAAATAAATTACAGATGTGGGAAAAGCATAAATCAATGAAAGATCCTAAAATTGCCAATTGGGTCACAAATAAACTTTTACCAGAATTAAAACAAAATGGTGTATTAAAGCCTTTGCTTGTGTGGAATAATGATGGTGAATTTTTTGTAATAGATGGAAATCATAGGTTTATAGCATATCAAGTGGCAGGCTACCAAGGCCGCGTTCCTGTACAAATAGTTCCTGACAATATGGTAAACATTTCTGACACATTGCCAGGTCAGCAAGGTGTGGCGGAAAACTTTGCCGATGGTAAAAATCCCGGACGTAAAGGTCTAGCCAAACGTTCAGGAGTCAACACCAAAGCGTCAGTGAGCAGTCTACGCAAGACAGCAAAGAACTCATCAGGTGAAAAGCAACGCATGGCCCACTGGCTGGCCAACATGAAAGCTGGAAGAGCAAAATGAGACTTAGAGAATTTATACTTAAAAAAGATGTAAGTGAAGAACTACGGGATTACGAGCCAAAACAAGTTCCTCATGTGACTCAAATAGTAGATGCACCAGATGCTTTTGCACCGGACACACAACAACTGTTGCATGACAAGTATGTATACAATAGACTAACCAAAGATGCCTTCTTAAAAATGAGAACTCGCCCTGATTTTAATTCTATGATTGAGATTGAACAAGTATTCAGCGAGCCTATGAAAAGTAAAGTAACTCTTGTGTTTGATAACAGTAACGACAAGGGATACTGGATAACTCCCGTAGAGTTTGATACAATTAGCAAAGAAATTGCGGCCGATCGACTACTAAGTAAAAACAAACGACCCGGCGGTGTGCCTATGGCGAAAGATCCTATGGCTACAGATAAGTTGCCCAACTCTATGCGACAAAGTCAACCGCCGATGCCTGGCAAAGAACAAGATCGTGCATATCGCGGTATTGGCGCAAATATGCCAACAGAATCCCTTGATGAAGATTGGAAATCAAATGCTGCCGCTGCTGCCATGGCGGGTACTATGGCTGTAGGAGCTCAAGGTAAGGCTCCTCAAATGGTTCAACAGATTGTCGAGCCCGGAGATACTGTCTACAGCATAGCAAGACAAAATAATTTAAACCCAGTCGACCTTCTTAAACTTAACAAGATGGATCGTAATACCAAGTTAGAAATAGGACAAAAAGTTCTAGTACCTGATTATTCTAAGCCTATTAGTAAAATGCCTGCTACTGTAAAACCTACAGTCAAACAAGAGCCAGCAAAAGCTACACAACCTGCACAGTCATTCAAAGATAAAATATCATCAATGATGCCAAAGTTTTCGAAAGATGATGAGGATGAAGGTGTTACATTATTAAGCAACAACAGCGATGCAGAGGCCGCACTACAAACTGCTGCCAAAGCTGCAGGACTCAAAGGTGTAGAATTAGCGCAGTTCATGGCACAGACCCGACATGAAAGTTGGGACTTTAGCAAGATGAAAGAAGTAGGCAACAAGAAAAAATTTGATCGATATGAAAAAAATCGTAGCCTAGCAAAGAATTTAGGTAATAAAGTCAAAGGCGACGGAGAACTATTTAAAGGTCGCGGTCCACTGCAACTCACAGGACGTGATAATTATACCAGGTCCAGTCAATACATATTTGGTGATGATAGACTGGTAAAGAATCCTGACCTAGTTAGTAATAGTTTAGAAATTGGTGCCAAAACTGCACTATGGTTCTGGAAGACTCAAGTCAGACCAAACGTTAGTAATTTTAATAATACCACCCAAGTTGTAAAAGCAATCAATGCCAACGAACCAGCAAAAGTTGTACAGGCTCGACACAACAAATTCAAAGAATACTTGGCGGTGTTATGACCTTAGTTTACATACACGGTGCAAGTGCTACAGGCGAAAGTTTTAACTACATTGGTGATCGTATTCCTGGAAAAAGTATTGTGGTCAATTACAACAGCGCAGATGGATTTGAACATAATCTTAAAGACATGCAGGCCGCACTAAAAGATATAGAAGACATATTCTTTGTTGCACACAGTCTAGGTGGAATATATGCTCTACATCTTGCTAATGCGTTACCTGATCAAGTTATAGGTGCCGTTACCTTAAGCACACCCTACGGTGGTGCAGAAACAGCAGATTATGCACAGTATTTTTTGCCGTTTAGCCGCTTACTACGTGATATAGGTCCTAGTAGTTGGCCCATGCGACAGGCAAGTAAGATAGAAATACATCACCCTTGGACTAATATAGTCACTGTAAAAGGTGGCGCTGCTTGGATTCTAGGTGCAAACGATGGTATTGTCACCGTTAACAGTCAACGCCATCATGGGCATGACATGGAACTAATTGACGTAAATTACAACCACTACGAAGTAGTATTAAGCGAACAAGTTATTGACATTATCAAAGAACGAATAAATACGCATACGAGTCAAAAATATGAAAATACTTGATATTATTACAGAAAGCGGTGGGATGAAAAAGATCGATAAGACGCAAAAAGCGGCTATGAAAAATGCCACTACTTTCCCCTCGATGAATATGAGTTCTGGAAGTCAATATTTAGGATATCGCATGGCTATTGCACTTGCCGGTGCTCCAGATTTTCCCACTAAACAAGAAGCAGATAACTGGATAGGCGGTGACCCACTACTGGCTCCATACACTGATGAAGAAAACGACATGATCAATGCTGCGGCTAAACAAGTTGGTGGCGGCAAAAGACAAACCTGGAGTAACAATCGCAGTTTAGAAACTGCCGATGTTAACAAAACTAGCCCAGTGGCTAAACCTAAAAAGAACCAATACGGAGTTTAATATGAAAATTGCAGAAATACTCAGTGAAGAACAAATGGACGAAATCAGTCTAGGCAACTATCGTAAAAAAGCCACTATGAACAAAGCTATGAATCAAATTGATCAGTTTTATGGTAGGGATGATCCTGAAAAAGTATCTCGTGCTGAAAAGAACATTGCAAGGAGAGAAAAAGGCCTAGCTCGTGCAGATGTTCGATCAGAAAAACAAAGACAGGCCATGGCTAGTCAGAACGTCCCTGAACCAGTTGATACAGTAAAAATGCAGGCACGTCTAGATAAAATGAAAGAGCGTTTTAAACAACTAGGTGGAACTAGCTATCAGTATGCAGATAGAATGAGCGACGATGATCGTGAAGCAGAAAACCTACATCAGGCAATTCAAAGAATGGAACGTTCACTAGGTGAAAGTGCCACAGCAGGTGCTACCAGTAGTGCAAGTATTGGCACTGTAGATGCTCCACAACTAAGTCCAGGTAAAGCAAGAGGTAAGAAGAGCTACACTGGCACACCTGGTCATAGCGGCACAAAAGCACCACCACAACCCAAGGTTGTACAACCTAAAAACAGCGATGGTACTGCTAAAAACGGCCTAGATATGAAAGGCTCGAACTTATTCGGCGCACCTATCAAACGATAAATATACAATAACGGAGATTTATAATGGATTTACAACCTCATCCAGACGACCACGAAGCTAAGATGGCTCGCGCTGACCTATTTAAACTAGCACAGTATTCCTTTAAGCTGTTCAAAATGATTCACGAAGATATGGAATTAGAAGGCTGGGTGCAGGCTAAGATCACTAAATCAGCTGACTATATTGCATCAGTATACCACTATATGGAATACGAAATGAAGTTTAGCGAATACGGTGAAAAATTAGAACAATCTGATATGTATTCTAGTATGAGTGAAAGCCAGCAACGTGCGCTTACAAACATGTTAACTGAAGCTAAAGCAACTATGAAAAAGTTGACTGCTGCTCAGGCCAAGAAACTTAAAAAGAAAAATGGCAAGGTTGACGAAGCTGCTAAACCAGATTTTGCAGATCTTGATGACGACGGTGATGAAGAAGAGCCAATGAAGAAAGCGGCCAAGGATGCTAAGAAAGTTAAAGAAGGTTTTCCAACAGTTGACGATGCTAAGAAAGATCATGAAGAACGTGAGAAGTCTAAGGGCACAGGTAAGTTTGACAAGAAAGACACTGGAAAAGGTACACAGTATACACGCAAGTCTAGCACATTCACAGATGGTGGCGATGACAGCGATGTTAAGAAAGCTAAAAAGAAAGCCAAACAAACTGACGAAGGCGTGATGGACACTGTTAAGTCTGCTGCCAAAAAAGTAGGAAAAGCTGTTACTGGTGGTAGCGACGAAGATCAACGTAAAGATCTACAACGCAAAATGGGTGTTGCACAAACAGGTAAAAAGCCTGCACAAAAAGTTAAAGAAGCATCTAAGCCAGACTTCCTAGACATGGACAAAGATGGCGATAAGAAAGAGCCAATGAAAAAGGCTGTTGCTGACAAAAAGAAGAATCCATTTGCCAAAGTCAAAGAAGCTACTGCAAAATGCAATCACAGCGCCAAAGGTAAATCATGTCCAGTACACGGTCTAAAAGAATGTGGCAGTATGGCATACGAAGGACACAAAGGTTAATCTGCAATGGACATGAAAAAAATTCTACAGGCATTCGACGGAGCTTCTACAAAGCCTGTAGAAGGTTCCAATGACATGCAAAAATTTATTAGCCTAGTTTCTAAAGGAAAGAATCCTCAAACTGATCGTCAGATAGTTGCCGAACAAATGACTGGTCAAGAATACTCTAAACAACCACAAGTTAAAAAAGGCAATGGTCTAATTAAAAAGTATTTTGAAAGCGTTCAAAATGAATCGTCGCAAGCTCTAACAGAGCGTCGAGCAAAGATTAAAGAACAGGCTAGACGAATTGCACAGCGTATGCGTGAAGATGCTAAAGTATCTGCAATTGATCCAGCTAAGAAAACAATTACTTATACAGATGATCAAACAGGTATTTCAACTACAGTTCCACAGGCCATGGCCAAACCAGGCGAAGGTGGCCAAGTCATGGTTGACAAGAATCAAGTTAGTCAAGCTGCTGGTCAAGAACAACCTCCGGCTATTAAAGTTGGTGACATGATTAAGATGATGGACACTGAGTCTAGTAGTGCAGGTGTGCGTATGCACCGTGCTCTACAACGCGAAAAAGAAAAGCGTGAATTTAGTCAACGGTATGCCGAAAAGAATTTTCCAATAGGCAAGAAGCCTGAACCAATTAGACAGCCAGAAAAAGATCAAAGTTCAGTAGAAAGCTCGCGTAGATTAAGCATTGGCCAACAAATGGCGCAGGATGGCATTACATACAGTCCAGAAAAAGAAAATGAACTTATTGGCTTAATGGCTCAATACATGAAGAAAAATGGGATGAGTTCAAGAGAGATTCGATATCATCTAAGTTACGATGAGGACTATATCCCTGATCAACTAAGTGACTTGCCCAAGCAAGATGTAGCAGAGAGCGACAGTAGTGCCAAATATAAAGTAAGAAGCATTGGCAAGGACAAGAAAGGCGAATATTACATTAGTCCAAGTACAGGTGAAAAAGTATATAAGAAGGCTAAGGTTGGTGATCACGAAGTTCCGGGTAGTAAAGAAATAAAACCTAAAGTAGCGGAAGGCAATGAAGATCCGTCGTGGATGAACAATCTAAGGCTTAGAAAATAATGGATGAGCAACTGATTAAAGCCATAAAGATGGCACATGCAAATACATTTGCGTTCTATCTTAAAACACACGGATTTCATTGGAACGTTGAAGGTGAAAACTTTCCTCAGTATCATGCTTTCTTTGAAACAATATACCGTGAAGTATATGGTGTTATAGATAAATTTGCAGAAGAAATTCGTGCCCTAGGTTCATATGCTCCAGCAGGCCTAGGAAGATTAATGGAACTATCCGGCATTGAAGATCAACGAGAAGTAGTTGATGCTAGAACAATGCTAGAAATTTTATATCAAGATAATCAAACAGTGTTAGAAATCATTGGGCAGGCCTACGAACTAGCTGAAAATGCAGGAGCACATGGCCTAAGTAATTTTCTAGCCGAACGTCAAGATGCACATAAGAAACATGCCTGGATGATTAGAGCAACATTAAAGTAAAGGACACACTACCTTAGGACCTTATGGTTATTAAGTGTGGGGCGGCTGCTGCCCGTGGAAAGTGATTCGCTACATGGACCGCTGAGTGAGCAAGAATTTTAAGGGTTATTAAATGTCTACAATTTATAAAGATCTAGTTGAAAGTTTTGGATATACTCCAGTTGTGGAGGCTATTAGCCTTGATGCTATCATGGCTGCTGTTGGGCAAGAAAAAGACGAACAAAAACGTGCAGCCGCACTAAACGATATTGCATGGAAAGAAAAACTACCCGGTCTCTATGACCCGGTTAGTGGCAATTTTGTGCGTAAACAAAGTATGCCCGCAAGCAATCGAGGTGGACGATATGATATTGCTGCCACTGCCAGCAGCGGTGATGACAAAACATTAAGCGGTATGGGTCTAATTCCAAATAATGCTACTACCACTAGCCCACTTGGTAAGTTGGCAAATAAAGTAACTGGTAAAGATAGTGATGCATACGATAAAGATATTCGCACTGCCAGTCAGGCGGCTGCTGGAAACAAACCTCCATCACAGGCAGCACAACCTGGTCAGGTTACGGCAGCAGGTTCCGAGTTTGGCACTAAGGATGCATTTGATGCCAAGGCGGATGCTGATCTTCAAAATTTAGACATTGGGTTTGGTCCTGGAAAAATGACACCTGACGATAATAAACCGCTTGGAGATATAGACATTGGGTTTGGTACTAATCAATTTACCCCTGGCGATAATAAACCAGCTCCTAACAAACCTGTCATACCAGGTCAAGGTGGTGATATGGATGCTAAACGCAAGAAATACGCAGAATTATTGGCCAAGGCTAAAGGCGGTACACCTAGTCAAGCATCAGTTAGAAAGGTAGACAATGCCATTGATGCTAAAAGTACAACACCTGTTTCAA